GGCTGGGTCGGTGGCTAAAGATAAGATACACGATACTATAACTAACCCCTCGCATTATACTAAGGGCGAGATAGAGCCTATCGACTTTATTATTTCTCAAGACATGAACTTCTGTATTGGGAATGCCGTTAAATATCTTGCGAGGTATCAGTATAAGCATGAGGGCGAGGGTCAAATACAAGACCTAAGAAAAGCTATGCAATATATCCAACTACAGATTGACAGTATGCTATAATGATTAGTAGAGTTATACAAAAAGACAAACCAAAAGAAGCTGCATTTAAAAGTTTAGTACAAGATTACTTTTTAGAAAATCCAACTGCAAAAGAAGCAGTAGTCACCATACAAAAATCTAGTCGTTCAGACGCACAAAACAGATTGTATTTCTACTGGGTAGGCATCCTTTCTCAAGAGGTAGGTTACTCCAAAGATGAAATGCATTTAGTATTAGCAGATAAATTCCTACCAAAAATAGAATTTACAACTAAGAAAGGTAAGAAGATTTCTCAAATACCATCAACTAGAAAACTGAACATTGATGAATTTATAGATTACATTTGCGAGATTGAAATGTTTTCGGGTGAGTGGGGCATCAAGTTACCTCACAACAGTGATTATAAAATAGCAGTTTACAATGAGTATACATCAGCATGAAGCATTACTTGATGAAATTAGAACTAACATTCAAGACGCTTTAGAAGTAGCAAGAGAGCAAGACGAACCTAGAGATATGGAAGTAAGATTTTTATTGTCTATTACTATAGACAAACTAGAATCTTTAAGATATGATTTGTACTCAGAGATTTGAAATAAATCCAGTACCAGCTAGTAGACCAAGAGTCAGCAGATGGTCTACTTATTATCCAAAGAAGTACACTAAGTTTAAACAAGACATGGAAGCACTAACCAGTGAGTTAGATACGACTCTCTCTGAAAAGCTAGTCCGTGTTGAAATAGATTTTATGATTAAGATACCAGTGTCTTGGTCTAAGAAGAAGAAGCAAGAGTTAAACAACACATACTGTAGTAACAATTCAGACATTGATAACTACATCAAAGCAATATTAGATTCTTTGAATGGTGTTTTTTTTATAGATGACAGACAAGTAGTAGAGATATTTGCTAGAAAAATATATAGCAATGAAGGCTACATACTTTACAAACAAAAGGAGTTAGAACAAAATGACGAGGTTAGAATTATGTGACGCATTGGCTACAGATTACGCACACAGAGCGAAAGTATTAAGTCTTAAGTTTGAAGAGGCTTACCAAATATACTATAAAAGGTGTGAGATACGAACCTATGATAATCTGATTGAACAATACCAACATGGAAACCTACTAACTAAATCATCTAAGACACCAAAACCTATACTAAATAAAAACGAGTACATTGTATCAGCACCAGCAGATGATGATTGCGAAGATGGTGTGTGTAAACTTTAAATAGATTCTATTTACTGGTATATAATACGCTTTATTTAATTGAGAAAAGTTATGAACGAAGCAACAGAACAAATTAATATTAAGATTAATAAGCGTGATTTAAAATTTATAGACGCAAAAGCAGAACGATATGGAATTAGTCGTTCGTCTTTGCTAAAGATATTTGCTTTAAACGGTGAATTATCCGTAGCAAATTTAGATAGAGATAAATTAAGATTACCAGTTACCTAATTTAGGAGGGGTAATCCTTACAGGGAGTACATCCTTGAGCACTATCACTCCCTCCATTATTCATGAGGTGGTAGTGTAAAGTTAAGACTGCAGTTGATGTGGGTATGTACAATCAACAAAGGCGAAGGGCTTGATAACACCCTTTTTTGGCAAGTTTACCTGTACTTGTGCCGACAAACAGGTAACTAATCGTACTTTCTAGCCCTCTTTATTCTTTCATTGTATGATGGGGCTTGACTATCATCAATAAATCTATCAAATTTATCTAGGTATTTGTCATACCAACGCCCACGAAACATACTAGGAACTATAGTATCGTCATCTTCTGAACCTTCAAAGCGTTCATACCACCTAGCAAAGACATCAGACTTTTCACTAAAGTTTCCATCATCAAATGCCTCTTGTATTTTTCTTTGATTCCCTGCACCTATAACATGAGGTGGTTCTTTGTCATAGATGTTAGCATATACAAACTTAGTCTGAGCATCAGCACTATCTTCTTGCTCAGTATCTTCTAAGTAATCTAAGTAAGATGTAAGGTGTCCTCCAGTAAACTGGAATAAACCGTATCCTTTTTGTTCCTTAGTAGTATTTTCTATCTGGCGAAAGTCAAATGTTCCACCAGTTTCTACATCTATGTTGCCTAGTAAAGCAGGGATTTCATCATCTTCAAACCCTGCTCTTTTTAACGAGGCTCTTATTTCATCAGCAGTCATATCACCCAAGCAAGGCTTTAAGGTCAGCAGACATACGAGGCTGAGCAAAATCAACAAACTCTTCTTTATCTTCATCTTTGATTTCTTCATACTCTTGTGTTACTGGATTGAACACCATTGTTGGTTCGTCTGGAATCCATCCAGGTTTTTCACCATACATTTCCATAGCTTTATTATACCCTTCCTGTGTTTTCCAGAAATCATCTTTCTCGTTAACACTCATGTTGCCACCCTCGTCAGCTTGGAATCCCATAGAACGCTCTGGTATATCATCATTCATAGCAAAATTTCTACCTGTACCATGCTGCTCATAATCACTTCCTTCTTTTAAAATACCCATATTCACTTGCTTTTTAGACTTAACATCTTTTCTTTCGTCTACATCAATATCGTTTATATCAACTTCACCTCTTGTTTTTTTAGGTTTTTTATCGTCATCAATAGCACCTACTACATCACCTGCACCAGAAATTATTGCATCTGAATCTACTAAATCATCAGTATTAGTTGTTTGTAATTGTGATTTATACCAGTCAGCAGAGTCTTTATAAACTGGATTGTCCATCCAATCTGCACCTGCTTGCTTAACCATGACATCATACCAAGTAGCTAAATCATTTGCAGGTTTAAGTGTTCCATCTTCATCTCTATCTCCAGTCAACATATTCATGTTTTCTGTATTCATTACTTCAGCTTTTTCCATTTGCTGTGTAGCTTTTAGCTGTGCAATTTCTGCTTTAGCTGTTTCTATTTGTGCCTGTAATTCGGCTATTCTATCTTCGGGGTTCATTTTATTTCTCCTATTTAATATAATCGACCTTTCGGTTTCTCTGGCTTGCCATATCTAGGGAATCCACCAAAGCCCATAATTGCCTTTTGAAACATTTTATAACCTACAGGGATGTCATCTTCCACTATAGCTTCCTTAATTGGATTAACAGATATTGGTGTTATCTTGTTGCCAAACCATTGTGCCCAATCTTTAGGGTCGCCCCTATCAAATGTTGGCCCAGTAATACTACCACCATGTTTAAGTGATATCCATTGCTTACCAAACATTATTTCCATAGCTGATTTTGGTAATGACGCACCTTTGTTAAGTAGTGTGTGTATTGGAGATGTAACCCAATGCATTGGTTCAGCAATTTGTTTTGACACAACCATTTCTTCACCATTACCTAAATCTAATCTTCCTGAATACCAAAAATCTTTTAGATTAAATTCTTTATCATCTTCTGCAAATTGTTTGTGTAGTATATATGCAAACATAGATGTTGAAACACCTGCTCTAAACATATAACCCATATACATATTCCATTCACCTGCTTCTTTAGCAGTCAATTTTTGTCCTTTAGAAACTTTAGTAGCGAGATTCTTTGTCATCCCTGCCCACTTAAATCCAATGTTAAGATTAGATATAGTCCAGTCTGGGGAAAGTAACAACCAATTAGAAAGATTCTTTTTAGTAGGTGTTGCTGCTAATGCAGCCCATTGATAGAATACTCCTTTAGGATTGTTAGCATTTTTTATTGCTAGTTGCTCCCACTCTAAACTTAATTTGTTAAAGTTTTGTCCACCATATGCATCATTTGCAAACTGTGCTGCAATTTCTGCTGCTTCTGGGCCATCCATTTTTCTATGTTTAAAACCAAAACCTTTAGCATTACCTTCCATTAATCTTTGTTTCATAGTTAGATAGGTAAACATTTTAGAATGGTCATGTATTCCATCCCATGTTATTTTATCTATCATGTCTTGAAATTTACCTAACGGTTTAAGTCTTTTATCTAAAAAGTTTTTAACAGTTTGATAACCTGCGTTAGTAAGTTCATTAGTTTTAGCATATCCAATACCTAATCTTGCATCTACTATTTCTCTCAACATATCTGCATGTAAAAAATCACCTTTCAAATCTACAAGTTGTCCAGTATCATTACGAACTTTTATTGGGTTTCCATTTCTATCTCTAGTAATTGTGCTTAAATCATATTTTGCATCTAAAAATTCTTTAACAAACTTTCTTGTTTGTCTGCCTTGTTTAGTAAAAGCATGAGTTAATCCACCTGCATATATCCCAGATAAGACAAGTGCTTGTGCGTGAAATAATGAAGCAGCTAATACTACTCTTTTCATAGCATTATTAAGTGTTGCAGCTTTATGTACAAAACCTTTACTTCCTATGTTTGGTGAATAATAATCTTCAATTGCTTTTTTAATTAAAGGATGTAATAATTTTCCTTTAAGTGCAGGCATTTCACTTACTCTATAACCATTGTCTTTTGCAATTGTTGCATCCACTTTATTTGTAACATCTACTGCAATACCAATATATTTGTTACCATATCTATATCCAGTTTTTTCTAAATGTTGTACAATTTCTTTTCCAGCTAATACTTTTTGTAATGATTGTGTATATCCAGTTAGAATTTTTACAGGGTCAGTAACAATGTTTTGTTCTTTTGCAATAGCTTCTATTGTTGCAAATATTTTTCTTTGTTTTCCAAACTCAAACTTTTTTGCTCTTCCTAATTCATTAAATGCTTTATTGATTCTTGCCATAGATTGTGCATTTAATTCTTTACCAAAAATATGAGTAACATAATCAGTAATGTGTGAATAATCTTTTAACACACCTGCTTTATTACCCATACTCCAAAACTTTTCCATTGTATTATGAAAAGCAGTAGCAGCTTCTAAATATTCTTGTCCTTCTTTTTTTTGAATTAATTTTTTTTGACCTTTTTTACTAAAGTTTTCTAAATAAGTTAAAAACTTTAAATTATCAGCATCATTAGTAATAATTTTTTGTATTAATCTACCAACATTTGTAGCATCTCTTTGCATTGACTCTTCAAGTCGTTTGCCTTTATCAGCTATTTTGTGTCCTACTAATTTCATCCTAGCTAAATCTGGATTAATACCTTTTAATACTGTACCTCTAGCTAATCCAAAAGTTATAGCAGCACCAAATGCCATCATTTCTTTATCTTCATCTGCCAAAACTGCACCTGCAATAGCACCTATAGCACCTGCTTTTGCAATTTTACCTGCTGTAGCTTTTCCTGCTTTAGCATTAATATCAACTTCTGGTAAAATATTTTCAAAATCAGCTTCATTTCTAGCTTGACCTTGATAATCTGGTTCACTTCTATTCTTTTTAGCTAGATACATTTCTTCTGCAGCACCCCACTTTCTATCTAATTGTGGATTATCTCTAGAGTTTTCACTTCTTGCTTTCCATCTAGCAGGATTTTTTTGTGCAGTAATAGCTTCAGCATGGTGTCTAGCAGCCATTCCTCTTGCTTCTTCTAATGTAAATAACTTACTACCATCTGGATTTTTCTTTTTCATTAACTCTTTGATAGAGTTATTAATTCTTTTATCTAGTAATTTATTTATTTTATTTGTTTCAAAGTTTATTTCAGCTTTACTTGCATCTTTATATCCTTTGTTTGCTCTCAACAATACATCTGTTGCTTCAGCTTTCCAATAGTTATAACGACCAAGATGTGTTAAACCATCTGGTAATATTGCATCTTCTGGTGTTGGTCTAAACTTAGGATTAATTGGAGGTGATTGTGAATTGCTGTTTGGCTTAACATCTGGATTTGTTTGTTCTCCAACTCGTGCTGCTCTTTGATTTAATCTTTCATTATTCCATTTTTTTTCTGCGTTTTTTGAACCTACTCTATCAACAAACCAACTATCAGAACTTGATTTTGTTATTGCTCCAAATGCAGTGCCTAACAAGAAACCCATAGAAGCCCCTCGTTTTAAATTTGTTGGGTCTATTTCACCTTTAAATGTTATATCATGTAATGCTTCATAAACTCCACCATAAACAGCACCTTCTACACCTCTACCTGCCATAGATTGTGCTCTTTTATTTCCTAATATTGCAGACATTCGTCTTACATATTTAGGCTGCAATCTTGTTGCTTGTGTTATTGTTTTTCTTGCAGTTTCAGAACCCTTTGCAACCATACTAGGTATTCTTAAAAAATTAATTAATAACATTTCTGGGTCTTTAACTAACATACCTGCAAAAGAACCTGCTGTTGCTGCAGGATTTTCCATCATAGCCATTACACCATCAATTACACTTATATCTTCTGGTGTGTACCCATATTTTTTTTGAACATTAGTAACATCACCACCATTATTTTCATAAACAGAGTACATATCTTCTTTAAACTCTGCAATCATTTCTTTATTACCTTCTCTATCTGCTTGTTCTGTGTTCGTTAATTCTCTATTTCCAGATATTTCAGAGTAATATGCTTCAAGTGCAATACTGTCATAATAACCAATATGTTGACCCCATTGTTTTACATTATCTTCTAGCCATCTTCCTCTTTCATTTTCTTCATCACTAAGTTTCTGCCACCATCTATATATCATAGATTGTGTATCATTAAAGCCATCAGCAAATGTAGCTTTACCATACTTAGGCTCTATAGAGCGTCTGTATTCTAAATTTGCTTGTATCTCTTCTTCTGTTAAATCATCATCAACAGTTACAAGACCAATGCCTTCAACAAACCTTTGACTCATTTAGTTAATTCCCCATAGTGTTGGGATAGTTCTTTCTGCATCTATAAGAACATCATCTTTTGTACCCATTTTTCCATCTGGGCCTTCGTTATAATACTGTGTGCGTAATATATTTTTTTCAAAATATCCAACTGGGTCTGCAGCAAACTCTGCCATTGCTTCTGGGCCATTAGCTTGAAAATGTTCCATAGCTTTACTATGACGAATATTAAAACCCATACCTCCACCCATCCAATCTTTAACTGCATCTCTTTTATTTTCTTCATCAAGAGTTTCTTTGTCCATAAACAATTCACCAACAGCACCAGACATGCTTAACTTACTTGCTTTTTTACCTTGAGAATCTTTTAGTGTATTAAAACCTTTTCTTAATGGTTCATATATTTGTTCTAAATTTTCAACTAAATACAAATCATTTCTTGCACTTGCAAAATATTTGTCAGCTTTTGACATAGCACTAAAATCTTCACCTCTAGCAGCAGCATTTAAAGTAACATTTGTTTGATTGCCTGTTTTTAAATTAATATCTGATTTATTCTTTAAACGTTTATCACCATCACCATCACCATCACCATCACCACTATTTTTTATTACAATATTTTTATCATATAACCATCCAGCTATTGTATTTGCTTCTTTTAAAGGCTCTAAATATGCTCTAAATAATTCTTGATTTTCTATTTGACCTTTATTTGTAAAAGCATAGTCATGTATTTGGGCTGGAGTTTTGCCTTTAGTTGCTAGCCATGTTCCATATCCATCTAATAGTGTTTTAAATTCTGATTTTGCATCACTTAACAAAGAAGCATCAATCATTTCTGGTGTGTTACCAACACTTAACAAATACGAATTTAACATTTCTGTACTAGAATTACCTAATGCCATATGGTTTGTTAAAAATTTAATATCTTTATCACTTGCTTTTTTCTTATCTTCCATTGCTGAAGCGATTTCTATCATTTGTGCTTGTATGTTGCCAAGACCCATTTCAGCAGCATCTTTTGCTACAGCAAGTATTTCAGCTTTAGTTTTAGGGTCTGGGTGTCTTTGCATTAATTCTTGCATTAACTCTGCTTCTTCTATACGAGGGTCTTTACCACCTAGCATAGTTCCTAAAGACCTGCCAAACATTTCAGCTTGTCCAAATGTACTAGCTGTCATTGGCCCATACCCATTTGCGTCTAATCTTCCAAAACTTAATGCTGTATCAGACATCATTTTATTAATGTCTTGTTCAACATCATAGATATTATTAAACATACTTGCCATTTTAACTCCTTATCCTATTAATGAACCAAGACCACCTAGCATATTGAAAATATTTCCACTATTTCCACCACCACTACGACCTGTTCCACCACTACCTAGCATATCCCACAAACCTTTGCGTTGACCATAATCACGCATAGCTAATTGATTAGCAATATTTCTAGAAGCACCACTCACACCAGATATATTTTCAATTGCAATTGCTTTTCCTTGATTTGTACCTGCTTGTATATATGGTATTTGTTTTGTACCTAATGCAACCGCAGTACTTAAATCCTCTTGACCTCGTTTTCTTTCCATGTCAAACATAGCTTGTGATTGTGCCATAGCGTCATTAAAGTCCATAGCATTAGACCTTAATATAGACTCTTCAACACCTGCTAATATTCCAGAACCACCAGTAGAGCCTAACATTCCTTTAGCTTGTAACTGTGCCATAGTGTCATCACGCAAAGCATCTTGTTCATCTACTTTTAATGCAAGATTTTGATTGTATAAATACTGTTGCATTTCATATGGGTCATCACCTAATGCTGCTGCTCTTTCTCTTTGTACTTTACTACGAGCAAGTAATGCGTCATACTCTGCTTGTAATTCTGGTGATAACTTCTCAGTTATCATCTTGTTTTCGTAATCTATATCAGTAGTACCAAGAGTATTATTAGAAGAATAACCTGCTGACATTTCTGCAGCTTTATCCATTAAGTCTAATTGGCGTTGATAATCTTCTTCTGCGTATTGAACATTATTTCCTCTACCACCAAAACCACCCATTGGCAAATTAAAACTTCCACCTTTTTTTTGTGAGGCTAAAAATTCTGCGTTACTAACACCTAAATTTTGTCTACCTTTTGTTCCTCGATAAGCTGTATTTTGTTGTGCACCATATGCTCTACCATATGCTGCTCTGCCTGCTGCAGTACTTAAATCTGCTTTACCATAACCTGCCATTTTTATCTCCTATTGTCCCGAGTATGTTACTTTAAATTGATGCCCATTATTTCCAGAGCCACCTACACTAAGTGAGCCTCCTCCAGAAATTCTAGATAAACCTGATACTGTACCGCCAATATATCCTTCATAAACGCCACCTGTATTACTTGCTCCTACACCATCTGAATCTGTTCCACCTTCATCTTGATTGTAATATGAAACATAAAACCCATCTGCTAGAGTAAATCTCATTCTTTTGTCTAATGAACTACTATTTCCAGAGGTATAGGCTGGTTGTGAGGCAAAAGCTAATGGATATGTAGAGTAAGTAGAGCCAATAAAACTATCAAAATTACCACCTGCTCCAAAACTTACACTAAATATTAATGTTCCTATAGGATAAGGATGTCTAGTCCATATCTTAGAGCCATTAAGATATACATTATCCATATTAGTACCATTTAACTTGACTTCGTGTTGTCCAGTTAAAGCACTACCATTAAAGTAAATATCTCCTGCCATATTCTTATGATGTAGCTATGTACAAATCTCCTCCAGATGTCCAAATCTTAGCCATACCAAATACTGTTTGTGAAGCATTAGGTGTAGCTGCTTCAACAAAAGCTGTTGTAGCTATCTGTGTAGTGTTAGTACCTGCCGAAGCAGTAGGTGCAGCAGGAGTACCAGTAAATGTTGGACTTGCTTTTTCACCCTGTACAAAAGCTGTACTTGCTGCTTGAGTAGTATTTGTTCCTGCTGAAGCAGTAGGTATAGTAGGCACTCCAGTAACAGTTAAAGTACCTGCTACTGTTCCATTGTTCATAGCAAAATCTTCACTAGAATCACCATTGATGTCTTGTTTTGAATTAATAGCTGTTCTGACTGCTGTAAATTCTGTATTAAAATCTGAACCAGATATTACTTTATTTGCATCTGAGTCTGATAAAGCGTCTTTTCCAGACCAAGATACTGCTATAGTATAATCACTCATCTTATTTTTCCTTGTTTTGAAATAATTGCTAAATCTTGAATAGATGTATCATAACCATTACTAACAATACTTAAATTCAATTTTAAATGTTTTGCACTTCCTGTAAGTGCAGTTCTATATTCTTGTAATCCATACACAGGTGTAAATTTTGAAGCACCGTACAAAGAAGTTGAAGCACCCCATAAAGCAATAGTGCCTGTTGTAACAGGATTTAGATTAATTTGTGTTGTAGCTGATGGATTAATACTATAATCTTTATACCATTGTAATCCAAGTGTTGCTCCACTACCACCCTCTAAAACTAAAATCATTTTTTTTAAAATAGCTGCTGAAACACTTTGTGCCATTTGAATCCATATACTAGATATATCAGCAGTAATAGGAGCATTAGTATAACTAGCTGCTGAACCAACCCAAGCCAAATCCGTATCAAAATAACCTTCATACCCTGCTATACCACCATCTTTTTGTCCTGCTAATAAACCAGAGTACAATACTGATTGAATCATACAAGATGGTTCTCTATCGTTACCAAATGTCCAAGTTGTTACACGAGGTGTACCTGCAGGTGTAGCATGTTTAAAGTCAAATACATATGTAATATTTTTATCAGTAAAAGTCATAATGTATATGCCTTCGTTTTCTAAATAAACTGATTTAACATTTGTACTATTACTAATATTTCTAATTAAAGTGTCTTTAATAGCTAAAGATAAATCTTGTAAAGGTAATTTATCTTTTTCTGTTGTACGAGCTAGTGACCTTAATCCTGTTTCTGACAAAAAAACTAAATCATCAGCAATAGCTTGTACACTATCTCTTGCTACACAACCCACTCCTTGTATAACTTCATTAAGTGCTAATGTTCCACCCGACTCTGGGCCATCATATAACACAATATTATTTTTACCAAATATAACTAATTGTCCATAAAAAGGTGCAATTGCTACAATTTCGTCATTCCCCCATACTGTTTTTAAATCAATACTGCCAGAGCCAGTACCAGTCCAATCATCTCCATCTAGCAAAACAGAATAAAAAACAACATCTGGTGCTTCTGTAACTCCTCCTACCCACACTTTTCCATATGCACCCATACCACAGCTAGGGTCAAAAAGCGTACTTATAGACGCAGGGTCAGTTGTATGTGCTGCCCATCTTGAACCCGAACTTTGTGCACCATCATATCTTTGTGGCACTACTCCTGTGTGTAAACAATGTAATCTTTTATTAAAATTAATAAATTGCCAATTACCTGTGCTATTAGCAACAGTATGCTTGACATCAGCACCACTACTAGGAAAGGCAGCATTAGGAGTTGTAAAATCCACTGTGTAAATAGAAGTGCCATGACTAGCAAATATTTTATTTGTTCCAGAATCATTATGCTCCACCATAGAACCTATTGCTGTACCAGTAGGAACTACTTTTTGTTTTAAACCTTTTCTAAAAGATATTCTACCCGACTCTCTCATTACTACATTATCAGCAGATGTAAGATATGATGGGTCTAATGTAGATGGATTACTTTGTGTATTTAATCCATTTACACCAAAATTATCTAAAGGTAAATAGTCTAGTTGTTTAGCCATTATCTAAAATTAACAGTTCCATGTGAATAATTTTCTTTTATATACCAATCAGATTCATATTGAGTGTTTCCACTATCTAACATAATTGCTTGCTTAATTGCGTCATTAGCTTCTTGTGCCATAAGACTAGATTGTGTTCCACCATCTTCACCACGCTCTGATATGGCTCTTGCCCATGCTCCAAGTATTACTGGTTTACTTGGTATTTTTAATACTGTAGCAGCTAAAGTTAAATCATCTTGAGGTTTTACAATATCAAAAGATAAAGTTTGTGCTGATATAGGCACAGGAGATAAATCCACTTTAAGATTATTAGAAGCATCAGTACCATTAAAAGCGTAATATAAAGGCTCTCCAGTATTATCTGTAGGGTATTTAACTGTGTTAATATATTGTCTACTTACTTGACCAAGATGAATGCCACTTGTATTATTTACAACATCAACAATTTTTATTTCTTGACCAGAACTTAAGTTGTAATTTTTTGTACCTGCTACTGTAGTAATATCTACTGTTTCTCTAAGATTTAACCAATCGTGATAACCTTCAATACTTTTTTTACTATCGTTAATCAACGCACCTATAGTTTTTTGATATGCTGATACTGTAGTAGAATCATTTATTGCACCAGACCAATCACTAGATATAGTATCTTCTCTGAGTCGTATTAGTACTTGATTTATTAATTCTCTATATGTCATACTTTATCCTTTAATTATTTTTCCCCATACTGAACCTTTGCCTTCTACAATGTCAACTACTTCTACTTGAAAATTACCATTGTCAAAAAAAGTTACAATTCCAAAAGCATGATTCCAATTATGTAGTCTGCCTTTTAACCATGTGTTGTTTTCTGCTGACATGTCTTTTAAACAACCCATCGCCCACGAACTAATATTTCCATCTAACAATCTAGTCGCTGAGTATCTAGCTACATCGTGTACATGCCCATACATAATATTTGTACCATAAGCATCTAAATGTTTTTTTGCATGGTTTACACCACAGTAAGCACCATGTATAAAAGACAACTTACCAATGGTTAAAACCTCATTGTACTTGCGATACTCATATCCTCTTTCATCCCACTTACACGCATTTCTAAATGTGTACTGGTCAAGATATGGATTTTCTTCTACAAACGCATCTAGCCATTCGTCATGATTACCAGCAAGAATATGTCGAGTATTACACTTAACTTTATCTAATGCTTTGTCAAACCTGTCAATTTGTTTATTGACCTCTTTAATTTCTTTATCTATTTCTGGTAGTTGGTACTCTAGTGGTGGTCGTTTGCGTCTTTTGTATCTATGTCCAGACACAGAACTCCACTCTCCAACATCACCCAGATTAATAAATATATCTGGTTTTACAAAATCTATCGCTTTCAGTACAACTTTGACTGCACTTTCATCATGTATTGGAAAATGCTGGTCGGGTATAACTATCGCCCTTTTCATTACTACCTACCTTTTGCTAATTGTGCTCCAAAGTAGAATTCGATAATCATTGTTGCCCATCTAAATATTTCATCAAATTTCAACATCCCTTCTACAGTAACATATTCTATCACGTCTGGTGTCAATTGAAATCCTAATATACTAGCACCCTCTATAACAGTTGGTATAACTGTAGGTACATCCCAAAACACAGGGGCTACCTGTGTGAAGATTACTAATGCTAATATAGTTAATATTATAATTCGTCTGTTCATTGCAGCCATTGGACTTTCTTTTTGTGCCATTGACCTAGCTTGATTAATAGATTCGTTCCTAACCTGTAGGTTTTCTATCATCATTTTTTGTTGTTCTTGTGCTGCTTGACTTTTTAATGCAAAAAGTTTTGCAACAAATCCCAGTGCAATTGGTGCTATGTTTGTTAGAAATCCTATCATGATACCAACTTCAATAGGTTAAACATACCTACTTCTGACGCTACAAAATAAGCAACACCACCTAATACAAAGTATCTAATTTGATTTAATATATGAAATATTTTTTGTATTTTTTCGTTAGTGTCATCAATCTTGCTAAATAATTTAGCTATCTGACCAGAATGTTTGTCTAATTGTAACTGTATTCTATTATCTTCAATCACTTTTTAAACCCCTTTTTCATTTTTGCATAGGCTTTTTTACTAATAGTAGATTTCTTTTTACTTCTACTTGTACCAGCTTTTTTTCTAGCATTAATGTTTGCGTATAGTCCTCGTTTAGCCATTACCATTTCACCTTATTTGACCAGTAAGCTGCACTCATCTTACCTTTCTTAATATTTTTACCATGTCTAGCTTTAAATGATTTAGACCTAGCTGTTGTTTTTCTATCTCCAGTAACTCCTTGTTGACCAAATCTAATTGTTTTAATTTGATTTCCATCTTTTGCTACTACAACATGACTCTTTGTTTTATGGCTAGGTGTACGCTTGGGTTTGTTGAATCCAGATACACCTGCCCTAGCTAATCTTGAATCTTTAGCCATTATTTCTTACCTTTCCTTACTGGTGCTTTTCTTTTTGCAGTTTTTTTCATAGGTGGTCTACCTCTTTTGCTTCCGTATGTTCCTTTTCCGTATGGCATATAATCTCCTAATTTGCTAGTGGGTTATCTAAAGACTCTTGTATTCTTTTTTCCATATCTATCTTAGTCTTTTCTACTTTTACTTCGAATCTATCTAACTTTGTATCATAATTAGTAAGTTTTGTATCTACTGACTGTAGTTTACCATCAACTTTTGACTCTAAGTTCCATTGTGCATTACGCAAATCGGTCATATCTTTTTTTAATTCTATCTTAATTGCGTTAGCATGTTCTTCTATTCTTATAACATCTGCTGAAGTCTTTGACATCTGTCCAGCTATAGCGTCTAAGTCCAAATTTGCGATTCCTTCGACTTTCTGGTACATAAGAAAGCCACCGTACAGTGTACCAACAATAGTTGAAATAAAAGCTAATGCTCCAACTATACTCGCACCACTTAATTTTATACCAAAAATCCTTAACTTTCTATCTTTAAGTCCTTCGCCTTGCCTTACAATGTCCTCTAAGTCTGCCATTAGTTATTAAATGCACCTTCATTTTGTATCATTTTTAGGTATTCTATCTCTTGTTTGAGTCTTTCTACCTCTAATCTTCTGCGTTGTAACTCTAATTGGTACAAAGTATTACAGTTTATTCTTTCTTTTGGGCCATCTAAAGGAATAATTATCCTAGCATATAGTCCAATGTCCTTAGTTTGTGGGTTTAAATCACTAGCTTTTCCTATAATTGGAACAACAGCATTGTTTATTACACCTGTCATTCCTACTTCAAAGTTAGTACTGCCACCTATAGCGTTCTTACAATCTAAATCACCTGCTCTAATACTATCTGAACCACTAACAGAACTAATACTTGGTAAAGAAAAACTCATTGAGTTGCTGTCTGCTACTGTTTGTGTCGCTAACAACAACAAAATTAATAATCGTTTCACTTAAACCTCGAACATATCCTAGACTCTACAATTGGTTTAAAATCATCATTTCCTCTAAGTTTTGATGTAGTACACACATATTCTGCTCTTTTAACATTATCATCATTTATGTATATATCAAACTTTACATGACTTAAATACTTAATTCTAAGTATTTTATATCTAGTTACAAAAGGTATTGGTTCAAATTCTTTATCAAAAACCCCTATCTGATACCATTGTACATCTGCTCTTTTATTAAACACTTTCATTGTAGTCATTTTAGCAGTTGGTATAAACGACATTTTCCACTTGGGGTAAGTGGGTGTCATATCATGTGCTGCTACACTACCACATAGCAACAACAACAGTATTACTGAGCGATACATTCTGCTACTACAACTGCCGAATATGAACCACCAGGAAATGCTTTGTTTGAACCACCACCGTAGGTAGCAACTGAAGTAACATTAAACCAAGTTGTTCCTGCTAGTGTTAAATTATAAACTCGCATTGCACCGCCATCTGCTGTTGTACTGGCTGCTTGATAAGCACTCATACCAGAAACACTTCCAGAAGCATATGCAACTGTTCCTGTCCATGTAACTGTATCACCTAAACTTGGACTTGAACTAAAAGAAGTAGGGTATCTTATCTGTGCTTTGTAAGCATTAGCCAGAGATGTATCAACACGAATGACAGGTACTTGACCATCACTTGCAGGTAAAGTTGTAAGCGTATACGCATTAGGGTTTCCGTAATAACCAACAGTATCAGTATTAACTGTACATCTTGATTCTACATTGCCATTAATATTAGTATTAGCTTCTGCTTTTTTAGGCATAAGTAAAGAACATCCAGTAAGTCCTACGATTAAAAATAAAGTTATTAATTTGTTCATTTGTACTGCTCCTGTATCATTTCGTTGTGTAATTGGTCTTGACTTAAACTTCTAAAAACTAATCTATTGTCTACTATATCTTTATCTTGTAGTACAACCGTATCTCTATAAGTTGTGCTAGGAATCTTAGCAGTATAGTAAGAATTTATATTAGCTACTAAGTTCATTGCTTTTAAAATAGCTGCTTGACTTGACGCGTTTGCTATTGTCAAAGCATTTCCAGTAGAGGCTAATGCAATTTCTAATCGCTCTTTTTCTTCATCTTCTTCTTCTGTTTCTCTTTCTTCTTCTTCTTTATCCAGAAGTTTATCATCCGACTTCTCTGTTGCCTGTTCAACAAACTCATCGTCTAAAGCATCATATATTTCTATAACTGGTATAACTGGTAAGGGTGGTATGTAATTTGGGCAACTTTCATCATTTTGTGCATTCCTACATAAATCCCATCTGTACATATAAAGTATGGTTACATCTTCAATACTGCCTGTGCCTGTACCTCTAATCCTACCATCACCAAACTGCTCTATTGGTGTGTAAGGCAAGGGTATAACATTCTGTACTGTACCGCCATACTGTCCATCCCAATCATGCTTTTCTTGAAACACATAACCACCACCAACTTTGTCATTTTCTATTGTAACTGTAAAGTCATCAACTACATTTTTAACTGTTGTGTAGTTATAAAGCACACCACTTATATCTAAACCTTCTTCAGCATTAACACCTAAAGTGCCTGTATCCATCTTCCAAGTGTTGCCATATACAGCAGCATTACTTGTATAGCCAAAATCGTAACTAAAAGAATATAAAGGCAGCAGCAACAGTACCCATAATGTTAAGAGCCTTGTCACGCTTTTCTTGTAAAGTTGCTTCATCTATATCCTTTGGCATTGGTATCTCATCTGTCTTAACTGCCCATGCTCTTTTTGCTTGGTCGCCTATTAAACCATCTATAGGGCAAGGAGTTCCAGCCGACATCATTGCTGCCCAAACATCTGGGTCTTGACACATTACACTAACTGCTGCGACTTTCATTCCAAACATATACAGTTTTTGTGCTTTCTTTAACCTTAAACAATTTTCTTCTGTGTATGTCGTACCTACTGACAATCCTAGTATCTGTGTCTGTACTGAACCACTAGAAGAAATTGTACATAAATCTGAGTTATTGCCACTTCCAAACTGAGGTGCTATTGCACTAGGCGGTGGACTTATTACTTCTGTCTTTTGATTTCCAGAAGTTGTAACAACACTTGTTGAATCTGTAACAATAGGGTCAGCAGCCATTACTGGCAATACAAACACTATCCAAAACGCTACAACTATAAACCCAGCTATTACATTGTTACGCAGTCTGTCAGACATTAGGCTTCTAGTGCAGCTACTCTAGTTTCTAGTGC